CGAAAGCGTACCTGAGATGCAGGGGACACCGCCCTGCCACTGATCCGATTTTAAGGAGCTTAACGGCTCCTTTTTTCATGCAAAAAAATGCGCCGGCTCACTCGCATTAAGAGCAGGCAGATTAACGGAATAAAGGGCCGCAAGGCCCTTTTTTCATACAACAATATTTTAAGAAAGGAATCAGTAACATGAAAAAGACGACTGCACTTTTCCTCGCCCTAAGCCTTCTGCTCCTTGTGAGCGGGGCTTTTGCGGCAAACCCTATCGCGGTTGGTATAACCGCAATCGACTACCAGACAGGAGCCGTGATAGGTCCTAAAAACTACTCCGTCAACGAGCTTTTTACGGTGCGGGTGACCGTATCTATCCCCCGGTTTACGGACACCTCAAATCTGACCGTAAAGCTCCGGACGGACGGATTAACACTGTTCGAACCCCAAATAGACCTACGAAGCGGCGAATATTACCTGTCAGGCGTTATAACCCGCCAGCCCGCATCCCTAACTGTGGAAATACGTGATCACTCCTTCGAAAATGCAAACACCGCCGAGGAGCTTTACAACGCTATACAGTTTGACCGCTCCACTGCCGCTACATACAAATTTAGCGTAGCGCAGACCAGTACCACCACGAACACCACTACCATCGTCAAGCAGCTTCCCAAGACGGGCGGCCCTTCCGCCCTCGGCTCGAGCATCCTTTTGCTTGTCTGCGCTGCGCTGGTATTCAAGAACAGGAAGCATAACTAATTTCATTTCAAGGAGGTGAAACCCATGGGCGATTATATCTGTTCCGCGATCCCCTCAGTAATCGACAACCGCGACTATGCCGTGTGCGTCCGTCAGCCCGTTACTCTCCCCCTCCGCTACCGGCAATCAATCCCTACCAATTACCATCAGGAGGCCGGAAACTGTGTCATGCAGTCCATGCGCTCGTGTATGTGGAGCATATTCAAAACGGAATTTGGGGTAGATATGGGATACGGCGGATACCGTTCCCACAGCCGGGAGGGGATGTATCCCAACGAGGCAGCAAACGGCCTTTGCAAATACGGCATAGCCCCTCTCAAGTACGATCCCGGCGAACGTGAGGTGCCAGCCGTCATAGCCTACTACCGCCAGAATAGGCAGGAGCTTGAGCGCCACGCCAAGCCCTATAAGGGCTTGACTTGGGGGCGGGTATACTCCAAAGAGGCCGTAAAGCAGGCCCTATATAACGGCCTATATATCGTAGCCTGCTTTGCCATTTCCCAGTGGCGAACCGACAGCAGGGGAATTTACCGCTGCACCTCTCCCGAAAAAGGCTACCATGAGATGCGGATCTTCGGCTGGGATATAGTTGGAGATTACGAGTACGCCTGTGTCCAGAACTCCTGGGGCAGCTCGTGGGGCATAAAGGGCGAATGCTATATCCCGTGGGACGATGTGTTCCGGGTTGGTGACGTCATAGCCCTCACCGCCCCAGCGCAGGAGGAAAAGGACGGTAAGGATACCTACATACGCCGCACGCTCCGCAAGGGCATGGTGGGCGATGATGTGAAGGAGCTCCAAAGTAAGTTGAACGAGCTGGGGCATATCTGCGGTACGGCAGACGGTAAATTCGGCAGCCGCACCCGATATGCAGTAAAGGCCTTCCAGCGCCGGCATCGGCTCAAGGCCGACGGCATAGTAGGCCCAAATACGTGGGAGGTATTGGATAGCGTATGATGGAGAAAAAAATACTTGCTTATGCCTCCAAAGGCAACGAGGTAAGCGATCTGCAATTCCGGCTATCGGCCATAGGCTATGGCTGCGGCGATGATGACGGATTCTATGGTGTGCCTACCGTTGCGGCAGTTAGGGCATTCCAGAGCGACAAGGGCCTGCCTCCTACCGGC